GACGCTCTTCATTGAGAAGACGGCCACCCCGCTACTGCAAGGGGAACGGCACACATGCCTAGCCTAGAGGCACAGGAGACCACATATGTCCGATGCCACGATCAGCCGTAAGCACAGGGATTTCGACATCACCCTGCACACAGCCACCAGCCTGGCGACCACGCTCGACATGCGTGACGTTGCAGGGGCTGTGGTCTCGTTTGGCACCATGTCCACCGCTGCCACGTCGCTACAGATGTGGGTAGGTTCCGCCCCTACTGGTGCGTTCCGCCGCTTGTACAAGGTGGACGGCAGCGTGGCTGACCTGACGCTGGCCGCCTCGACCACAGAAGGCCGGGCATACGCTTTGCCCGATGAGTGCTTCGGGGCTGAGTACCTGAAGATCGTCAGCGCCACGACCAACAGCACGGGCACGACCGGCTTCGTGATGTTCAAGAGCTAGGCCCCCGGCGTGTCGGCAGCGTAGACGCCCCCCCCTATGCCACAACGAATGCCCAGCCATACCCCGCCCCGCCTGCAAACCTCACGCACAAAGCGGGACGACACGGCCAGGCCCAACGCTGCCGCACGTGGGTATTGCGACAGAAGGCACAGGGCGTGGCGTCAGGCTGTCCTGTTGCGCGATGCGTGGCAATGCCGGGGGTGCGGGGTGGTCTGTCAGCGTTTTGCTCAGGCCGACCATATCGTGCCTGTTCGTCAGGGTGGCGATCGGTACGAGGTGGCGAACGGTCAGACGTTGTGCCTGTCCTGCCACGGACGCAAAACCAGGCACGAACAACAAAAAACCCCATAAAAATAGGCGTTTTCGCACGCACGCACGAAAACCCCTGAAAACAAGGGCAAAATGAACGCGGTGGCAGGGTGGGTCAAATCACCCCACCTTCGCGGAATAAAAACCCCGGTCGTTTGCTCTGCGTACGTTTGGTTGAAATTGGAAGTTGGTTAACCGTATGGGTAAGGGCCGCAAGCCGACGCCTAAGCAGATCCTTAGCCTGCGTGGCTCCCGCGTTAGGGGGCCGCATAAGACCGGAATCGACGCGCCGCCTGGCGTTCCCCCGTCGCCGGAATGGCTGGCCGATGTCGCCCGCGCCGAGTGGGAGCGGATCGTTCCCATGCTCGAAGCGTCCAAGGTGATGAGCCCGCGCCACCAGCAGACACTCGCGGCCTACTGCGATTCGTTTGCCGACATGGTTCAAGCCGATCGGGAACTGAAGGCGAACGGCACCACGATCATGGACGACAAGGGTAGGGTTACTAATCACCCGGCGTGGAACCGGAAGCGTGACGCACGAAACCAGATGCTGAAGTTTGCCGCCGAGTTCGGCCTGACCGCATCTGCACTTTCAAGGGTTTCTGCCGTTGACCAAGGCCCGCAAGCAGACGAAGACGACGCCCGCATGTTCGCTTGATGCGAAGGCTGCGGATATTGCGGTGCGGTTCTTCCAGGAAAACCTGACGCACAGCAAGGGGGAACTTGGTGGCAAGCCGTTCCTGCTGGAGCCGTGGCAGAAGGCGTACATCTCGAAGTTGTTCGGCACGATGAACGGCAACGTTCGTCAATTCAGAACATCACTGCTGGCGATTCCGAGAAAGAACGGGAAGAGCACCCTATGTGCTGGCATCGCTCTAAAGCTTCTCTTTGATGGCGAACCCGGCGCGGAAATCTATTCCTGTGCCGCCGATCGTGACCAAGCCCGCCTGGTGTTCGAGATGGCGAAAGTGTGCGTGGAGAACTCGCCCAAGTTGCGGGGCCGCCTGCGTGTGTTCCGTAACTCCATCGTGCGGGAGGACACGCACAGCACTTACAAGGCGTTGTCTGCCGAGGCGTTTACGAAGCACGGGCTGAACGCACACGGGATCATATTCGATGAACTGCACGCCCAGCCTGATCGGGAACTGTGGGACGTGATGACCACCTCGACGGGAGCCAGGCGGCAGCCGCTCTGCGTGGCGATTACCACGGCAGGCTTCGACCGCAAGAGTATCTGCTGGGAGATTTGGAAATATGCCCTGGCTGTGCAGGACGGGGCGATCAAAGACCCTACCTTCCTGCCTGCGATCTATGCCGCCGATGCGGAAGACGATTGGACGAAGCCAGCGACGTGGAAGAAAGCGAATCCCAACCTAGGCGTAAGCGTAAAGCTCGATGACCTGCGGGTGCGGTGCAAGCGTGCACAAGACATGCCGAGCGAAGAGAACACATTCCGGCGGCTGCACCTGAACCAGTGGACAGAGCAGGATACGCGGTGGCTGCGGATGGATCACTGGGCGCAGGGCAACGAGCCTTGCCCGGTGATGCTAGACGGCCGGGAGTGTTTCGCGGGGCTTGATCTCGCCAGCACGTTCGACACCACCTGCTTTTGCCTGCTGTTCCAACTGGACGATGGCCGCTTCTGGGTGGAGCCGCACTTCTGGATTCCCGAAGAGAACATGCGGGAGCGGGTGAAGCGGGATCGTGTTCCCTATGACCAGTGGGCGAAGGAAGGGAAACTCCATCTGACGCATGGGAACGTCACCGACTTCGATCAAGTGCGGGCCGACATCATGGTGCTGGCGAAGAAATACAACGTCAGGCAGGTGGCGATCGACCGCTGGAACGCCACGCAGCTGTCAACGCAACTGCAAGGTGATGCCGTGAACGTCTTAGGCTTTGGGCAGGGCTATGGCTCAATGAGTGCCCCGGCCAAGGCGTTAGAAGGTCTGGTGGTTGGCGGCAAGTTGCTGCACGGCGGGCATCCTGTGCTGGCGTGGCAGGCGTCGAATGTGGCGATTCAGAGCGATCACGCTGGAAACATCAAGCCAAGCAAGCAGAAATCCAACGAACGAATCGACGGCATCGTGGCCCTGACTATGGCCCTTGGCATCCACGCGACATCGACGGCACCAGCGCCTGAACAATCCTGGGACATCATGAGCATATGAGTACCGAAAACGCCGTGCCCGATTTCAAGATGTTCGACCTTCGCGGGATCGACTGGACCGATGGCGGCAGCAACCGCACACCGTCAGGCATCCGCGTGACGGCCGACAACTCGATGGCCTGCTCTGCATACACGGCTTGCATTCGTGTGATCTCCGATGCGGTATCTTCCCTGCCGCTGCACGTCTATGAAAGGCTTGCCAACGGTGGCAAGGCGAAGGCGTCCACGCACCCCGTGTATCGGTTGCTGCACACGCAGCCAAACCCGTGGCAGACGGCGCAGGAGTTCCGCGATTGGATGACGGGGATGTACCTGCACTACGGCGCGAGCTACGCAGAGATTCGCCCAGGTGCCCGTGGTGCCATCTCGGAGTTGTGGCCGCTGCACCCCAGCCGAATGGAAGCCGAGCGGCTTGAGGATGGGACTATCCGCTATCGCTACCGCGAGCCGAGCGGCAAGCAGACGATCTATTCACAGGATCAGATCTTCGCCCTGCGGTTCACCACAGAAGACGGCATCAAGCCCGTTGCAACGTACAAGATCTTCCAGAACGCCATCGGGCTGTCGCAGGCTCTTGAGGCCCACGGTTCCACCTACTTCGGGAACGGTGCGAGGCCCGGCATTGTCCTTGAAAGTGAGAACCCGATTCCGGTGGAAGCCGCCGAGCGTTTGCGTGAGCAGTGGGAGCGGATGCACCGTGGGGCTGATCGTGCCTTCCGAACGGCTGTCCTGCCCAACGGCGTGAAGGCCCACGAACTCAGCGGCAGCAATGAGGCGGCCCAGTTCCTCGAAACGCGGCAGTATCAAGTCATCGAGATATGCCGGGCGTTTCGCGTGCCGCCGCACATGATTCAGGATCTGACCCGATCGACCTACTCGAATATCGAAGTGCAGGGCACGGAGTTCGTGCAGCACTGCCTGCTGCCGCACCTGAAGCGGTGGGAAGCGGCGATCAGCCGCGACCTGATCGTGGACGACGAAACGTATTTTGCCGAGCACAGCGTTAGCGGCCTGCTTCGTGGCGACCACGCCAGCCGATCGGCCTACTACGTTTCGGCCCTGCAAAATGGCTGGATGACAGTGAACGAGATCCGCGAACTTGAAAACCTGAACCCGATTGGGCCAGAGGGCGACAAGCACTTCGTACAGCTGAACATGACCACGCTGGACAAAGTTGGGCAGCAAGCACCGGCACCTGAGCCGATGCAAGCGATTCAAGACGAGACAAGCCCGGCGGATGACGCCGAAGACCAGGCCGAACAGGAGGACACCCCAGATGGAAATTGAACGCCGCGACTTCGCCTTTGAGGACGATAACGAACTGATCGTTGAGAGCCGTGCCGATGGCCGGGCCGCCATCATCGGATACGCTGCCGTCTACAACCGCCTGTCGCTCGATCTGGGTGGCTTTAGGGAAGAGATCCTGCCGGGAGCCTTCGACAAGATCCTGAGCCGTCAGAGGGGCAAGGGCGACGTGGTGGCACTGTTCAACCACGACTCCAATATCGTGCTGGGCCGTTCATCGTCTGGGACTCTCGAACTCTCCAGCGATGACAAGGGGCTGAAGTACGTGGTGACGCCACCCGTCAGCCGGGCCGACGTGCTCGAACTGATTCAGCGGCGGGACGTGCGGGGTTCTTCGTTCGCCTTCACGGTGGACCCGAAGAATGAATCCTTCCGCACTGGCGAGGACGGCAAGGC